GGTTGCAGTCGCCCCCTCGCCCGCGTTGGAGATCGTGACCGCACGGGTCGCAGAGGCCGCGGAGAAGAACGTGCCAACGCTGCCGGTGGCGAGGACCAGCGCCTGACCCGCCGCGCTCGTGATCGAGGACGTGCCGGAGAAGGTGAGCGTGCCGGCAAGCGTGAGCCCGGTGGAATCCAGCGATGCCCGAAGCACGCCGGCGGTGGCGAACCGGAGGACGTTGCTCCCCGTGTAGTACAGGCCGTTGGCCGCTGTGCCGACCGCCACGCCCGGAGCCGCAGCGGAGCCGCCGTCACCCAGCAACTGAGCACCGCTGTTGAGCGAGATGCTGTTGTTATAGGTCTGCGTCCCCGTGAACGTCTGCGCCGCGTCCGTCCGGGCGATGGTGGCGCTGGTCGCGGGGAAGGTTAGGGTTGTGGCGTCTGTGCCAGCGAGGGTGAGGCTGTTCGAGAACGTCAGCGTCTTTGCCGCCGCGCCCGTCAAGGTGTACGTCCCGGTCGTCAGCGTGTTGCCGTTGATGCTGGTGGCGGTGAGGCTGCCGCCAAAGGCTACAGCTCCCGTACTAGCATTAAAACTGAATTTTGTAGTCGTGACCTTGGGCGTCTGAGCCGATCCTTGAGCGCCGACCATAACCGGATAAAGGGTTGCGGTACTTGTGTCGTTTGTCGCCGTGATGCTTGTGCCGGGACCAGCAACACCCTGGTTGCCTTGAGCACCTTGATTACCTTGCGAGCCTTGAACGCCTTGTGGACCTTGCGGACCAGTTACACCTGAAACAATCGCAAGAAACAAACTATGGTTATTGCTGAAGTTTGTAGTGCCTGAACCGCCAGACGAAGAAATTGCAACAGGAACGGCCCAATAACTGTTAGACAGACCTGCGTTAAAATTAACAGGCGATCCCGTAATTCTCCAATTTTGAAAATTTGAACTAGAATTCCTATCTTGAAGAACAAAATGTTCAGTTGTTTCCAGCAACGCTAAGAAAATATCAATGTCCGTGCCATCATCCGTTAGGTGGCTAATGTTGATTGATGTCGCACTAACTTGAGTGGCATTATTCCAAAGGACATGGCCATTACTAGGGTATCCGCTAGTGGCTCCTGTATTTGCTTGATACAGAAATAGGCTAGATGAAGTTCCTGTAGATCCCTGATTGCCTTGGTAGCCTTGAGCACCTTGAGCTCCCTGAGCGCCCTGAGCACCCTGTGGGCCGGGACCATCAGACGCCGGGATAAAAGCAGAATCAACAAAGTTGTCCAAGAACCCGCGAAGGATCGTTGCAGTAATATCACGGTTATTGTTTGTCGGGAAATCTGTCTGAATTTCGCCAAGAAGTTCTTCGCGTGTTTGTTGTGGCATGGTTAAATTTCTCCGATTGCAAAATCAAAACCGAAGTCATTATTGAACTCGGCAAGTTTTTGGCGTCTTTTGCTAGGTGCGTCCGTTCCTAAATTCAACCTCAGTTGCGGGGTATAAACTTTTGCCGAGTTCCATTGGCTGTTAAACCGATACATGAGCACGCGCTGATCCATTGAAGGATTGTGGTACTGACTCGGATTGAGCGGCGAGTTCGACATTACTTCTGCCCAAGATTCAGGCCCATCTTAGGAAACAGTGAGCCAGGGTAAGCTGGCGTTGTCTTCATCGGCTTTGGACCGCTAACCACATCATACTTGATCGGCTTAACTGGAGTCGGAATCCAAGGCTGAACTTGATAGAACTGGGAAGTAGAAGGCTTCTTTGGCATAGCCTGTCTTCTTGTTCTTTTTTAATCAGTACGCAAGGATTTATGAGAATCCAAAATTTCCCTCTGCCAGCAATGTAGTGGATATTTAATGTCCCTGCCTTGGTCTGATTTAACAATCACATCCTCTGGCATCAGGATTTTTGCCCTTAGATCGCAGCCGCAAAACACACACATAGTAAGCCCGTCCAACTTTCTCTTTTCTGGGACAATAGTTCCTACGACTTTGGCAAGGTGACACCTCATACAACCCTGCCCTGCATCGCTATTTGCGGGACAAGCTCGGCAAATCTCAGCCCGCCTTTCGGCCTCTGGTTCGTCGATCAACTTGCCGCCTTCCTTGAGCCAGCTCCACGCAGCCGCGCTAAAGCTGCGGATGGTCTCAATATCAAAGATGTTGTGCTTACTCGGCACCGGAACCCATGTGTCCTCTGGACCCTCGGACTTGCATTGTTGGCTTCCTAACCGGGTGCATATCTGGCGCTCAACATCCAAGATAACGGAACTGCGATCAATCGGCTTGTACCCTTTGTGGCGGCGGTGGGCAATCACAAGGTTTACCAGATCATAGTGCGATTCACCGACTATGATCGCCTTTGATTCAGCTTGCCGGTAAAGCCAGCCACCGGGCGGATTCATTTCTGGGAATCTATAGAGAGCCATTGTCGATGAATTCCTTTGCGAATCTGTTCTGGGCTTTACGAGCCCTATGTTTCATCTGAGCCCACATATCACCTTGGGATTTTGTGGCACCGCCTTTGATCATACCCTTCCTGACCATGAGTTCTGCGAGCTGGCAAGCAGCGTCACCAAAGTCAGGCGATCGCCCCAGGCGCTTCTTCATCTCATCCTTTGTCTCTGCCTGCATCAGCTTCCTATCTCCCGTCTGCTTGATCGTGTAACGCCGGGTGTTCAGGTCGTCGATCGTCCTGGGATCTAGGTTTCCGAGACCCTTGATCATGCCATCTCGGGCCATGTAGGACGCTCTGAACCATAGCTCGGCTACAAAGTAACGCACTTGATCCTTTGCCCCCAGCGGATCGTCGCTACGAAGCGGTCGATCGGTTGCCTCGCCGCCGTAGTAGCAGCTCTGCACTTGGTTGGCACCAGGCTTGGGGTGCCACTCGTTTCGCATGATAGCGAATACGCCTCGGGCATTGCCGGTCGTGTCCATGATGAAGTTCTCAGGCTCAACACCGCGATCCTTGCAAAGCCTGATGCACTCACGCGCAACCTGAAAGTCCTTCTCAGGCTTGTCCGGCCCCACGGAAACCTTGATCACCATAGATTCGCGGAAGCACCCGCAGTAAGACCTGTCCCGATTCTGTCCAATATCGCCAAAATGAACCACGCAATTATCACTATCGAACGCAGGATCTAGGGTGCCAAATGGGAGAGGCTTGAAGTCAAATGTTACGCTTGGCATTGCCCGCTCAAGAGTAGCTGACGGCCAGATTTTCGCCACCATGCCGTCAGGCGGGAAGAACCCTCTGACGTACATCCACCACTCCAGCGAGTCCTCGCCCTTAGCTGCGCGAACAGTATCGACGTAATCCTGGGTCAGTAGGAACGGGAAGATGGTACGCCCGGCCTTGATGTTTGGCGATTGCAGGCCATCGAGGTGGATGCAGACGCCATGAGGCTTCTCTGTCTCCCAAAACAGGTCCGTGTCATGGATCGAGCCCCAGCCGCCCTTAGGCTTCACCCAGTCCCCTAGCTCGGAGATCTTTTCAACAGGGTTGGTAAGCAATGCGCCCTTGAAGTCTGGGGCGCTTACGGCGTTCAGGAACGCCACATAAATGGAGGCAGGCACATCCTGGGCCTCATCGACTAAGATTCGCCTACGGTTGGCGTGCTGACCACGGATTTTACCGGCGCTTTTGTCGCCTGAATCCGTTGCCACGCCCTGAATCATAAACTTGTCCTCAGCCAGGTTGCCCCGCTGCTTCATGCTCATTTCGTTTGTCGTGCTAGTGACCTTGAACGATTGATTGATGAAGTCTTTTTGCTTGGACGAATCTATCGCCCGCATGAGATCGCCCCACATACGGGTCTTCAGAGCGTCAAACTTGGTGGTGGTCAGCGTTGTCGCCGTCATCTGAGGAGCCGCCAAATAGTCCAGCAGGACAAAGTGAGCAAAGCCGTAGGTCTTAGATCCACGGCTATGCCCGATCACGCCAGTAACTTTGTAGTTACACCATGCCCAGCACATCAGCTCCATCCAGTCGTTCCACTTGAAGTTAGGCCAAACAATGTCGAAGGCTTTCCTGAAGTGAAACTCTACTTTCTTACCGGTATCGAAAGCCTGCGGGTTACGATAGCATGAAAGTTCGATGTTTAGATCGTTCGCTTCAGAGGGAAACTTGATCCCATATTTTTCGGTAATTGCCATTTTGAACTTTACGCTGCACCAAATTGCCCCAATTTGCCCCTCATGCAAGTCCGAATAGACAAGGACGTAATCAAGTACCTTAAGGTATCCGCAAAGCAAAGCGGCAGGAGTGTTCCAAAAGAAACTTCACACATTATACGTCTGCACTTTACGCCCAGTACCACCATTGAAGCCCACAAGAAATCCGCAAAATAATGCACCTCGTTACCAACACCCATCCGATCAACACAGGCAATCTTTTCGGCAATCTGATGCCGGGAAGCTATGTCATGCACGATCGCACGGCTTTCGAGCTTGGAGTCATTGCCGATCGTAAATCAATTCGCATGGAGCACTTTGATGGATTTGTTGGCAAGCGCACGCTGCAACGGGCGCACCGCATCCTGATCATGCGCTCGGGTGCCATTGGCGATCTCTTGTTTGCCACCCCAGCAATCAAGGCGTTCCGCGCTTTGCATCCTGATGCCGAGATTGCCATCTCCTGCATCGAGTCACGCGCCGAGATCTTTGAGAATACCGGCTTGTTTGATACGTTTGAGCAGTACCCGCTGCCACAAGAACGCATTGATAGCTACGATACCCTGATCTCCCTTGAGGATATCATTGAGAGCGAGACCGAGATCCATGCCGCCGATGCCTTTGCCAAGGCTCTTGGAGTTACCATCACCGATCGCCGCCCCATCTTTAAGCTGACCAAGGAGGAGATCACCTACGCCAAGCGCCACTTCAATGGCGATCGCCCCAAGGTAGCCATCCAGCTTCGCGCTGGCGTCCGCAACCGCGATTACCCGGCGCACCAATGGCAACCAGTCTTGCTTGGCCTGGAGGATGCAGGCTGGGAAGTCATGCTGCTTGGCACGCGGGGCCAGATCCCGCCAATGCCCCCGGTTCTCCGCAAGCCGTACATCCGCGAGATCTACCTGAAGGATCTCCCCCTGCGCGAAACCGCCGCCGTCATTGCCAACTGCCAGCTCTTTATCGGGCCTGACTCATCCCTGCTCCATATCGCCCACGCCCTAGACATCCCCGCCATCGGCTTGTTTGGGCCTGTCCTGCCAAAGCTGCGGACCAGTGAAGGCCAGAACGTAGCCGCCTTGATCGGCAAAGGCTCCTGCGCCGGGTGCAACTGGAACTACAAGATGGGCCAGCATTTCCCGATTAACAAGCCCTGCTACCAGCAGCAGATCTGCAAGGTCATCGAGGCGATCAGCCCCGATGAAATCCTAAAGAACGCCAACCTGCATTTCTGATGCACGCCACAATCTCGATCCTGAGCCACAATGCGCCTAATTACGCAGCGTGGTGTCTCGATAACCTCAAGCTGCATACGAATAGCAGGAATTGCCGGTTGCTGCTTACGGCAAACGGACCTGATTCCGTTGGAGTGTTTGAGGAGTTCAAAGAAGCAACGCCATTCATTGAGACCACGATCATCAAGAATCCCGAAAACATGGGATTCATTGAGCCAAATAGGGAAGCCCTGCGCCTTACCTACGAAAAGCAGTCGGATGTTTTTATCATGCTCAATGATGATGCCTTGGTTGGACCTGGGTGGCTTGATACCATCCTCAGCGCCTTTTATAAAGACACTATGCTTGCAGTTGCCGGTCCTAATGGATCTCGCCTGAATAATTCATTCCTTGGTGGTCAGCGGGGTGACCCGATCGAGTACATCGAGGGGTGTTGCCTAGCCGTCAGGACATCACTGGCAAAAAGGCATGGACTGTTTGATCCTAAGCTAGAATGGGCATACGGCGAGGATAGCGATCTTTCTCTGACGTTCAGGAGCCTTGGCTATCGGATCAAGCGTCTGAATTTTCCTTTTGCCCACATTGGTTCAGTGACAACCAAGAGCCTTAGATCCGCAAAGGCAGCTCAACATTTTCAAGAGAACCACAAGTATCTCGCGCAAAAGTGGTCAGATTACCTGAAGACGCGGGAATTTAAGAAATGATTGTTACTGCATTAACCACCGCCGTTCACCGCCCTGAAGCATGGAAGATCTCCGAGGACTACATGAAGCGTCAGACGCGCCAGCCGGATCAGTGGCTGGTAATTGACGATGATGATCCGCCTAGCGTTTGCACGATGGGCCAGCAGTACATTTATGCCCCAGAGTGCCGTGATCCAAAATGCTCTAGTCTCGTTGCCAAACTTCGGTTGGCGTTTCGCTCAGGTCTGATCAAGGGAGACATTGTTGTGTTCTGGGAGAACGATGATTGGTACGCCCCGACATGGATCGAGACTTGCGAGAAGGCTTTGGTGAGCCATGAAACCACGATCTTTGGCGAAGGACGGGCGGTGTATTACAACGTCAAGGAACGGTGGTGGTACGAGCACCAGAACATGAACCACGCCAGCCTTTGCGCGACCGCCATTCGCAAAGAGAACTACGATCTGCTTTCTTCGATGCTTGAGGACACGAATCCATTCGTAGATGTCCGGCTATGGGACCGAACACGCCCAAATCGGCGCAGGATGCTTGATCCTTTGGCTAACGGCAAGAATCGCCAGGTGATCGGAATCAAGGCAATGCCTGGCAAGGTTGGATACGGCGGCGGTCATGGCGAGCGAGACCGGGGTGCTGTTGATGACAAGGGCCTCAATAAGTTGATCTCCTTGATCTCAAACGATTACACGCGCTACGAGGAATTCTTCCGAGACTTCTCAAGACCTATGACTAAAGTTCCTTGGAATACCGAGACAGGTAGAGTTCATGGTCCAAATTGGTCTAAGTGGCTCAACCACCTCATCGACAAACCCAACGCGATCGGAATGGAGATCGGAACCTTCAAGGGCGATTCAGCAGAATGGATGCTGGAGAATGTCTTCACGGGCCAAGGATCGACCTACTATTGCATTGATCCCTTTACCGGCTCGATCGAGCACCACATCGGTAAGGAAGATTGCTCAACCCTTGAGAAGGAAACCCGCAATCGGCTAGAGCGGTTCCAAGGCGCAAGAATCCTTGTCGGGTTTTCCGAGGATTTGATTCGTGATTTCAAGCCCAAGGCGTGCCTGGACTTCCTCTACGTTGATGGTTCGCACACCAGCCGCGATGCCCTCCGAGATGCCGTACTCGGGTTTGATCTGCTCAAGGTCGGAGGAATCCTTGTCTGGGATGACGTTATGTGGACGGTGATGCCTGATCCTCTTGATTGCCCAAAGGCGGGTGTTGATGCCTTCCTCAATGTGTACGCCAAGCAGATCAAGGTGATTTCTAACGGCGGCTGGCAGACCTGCATCGAAAAGATTGCCCCATGAACTGCGACTTACATATCCTGAACTTCAACGAGGCTGAGATCCTGCCTTGGGCTCTCAAGCACTACTCTACGTTTTGCCGTCGCCTGATTGTCCATGATCTCGGCAGTACGGACGGAAGCCGCGAGTCAGCTATTGGGTTTGGCGCTGAGATCGTGCAGCACGATTGCAAGGGCGAGTTTGATGATTCCCTCAATCAAAGGATCAAGAACGAGCTTTGGAAAGGGACTGATGCAGACTGGATCATTCAGGCAGATGCAGACGAATTGCTGTACTTCCCGTCAGGGGCTCAACTTAGCCTGGAGCTCTACGAGAAGCAGGAGATCCAGATCGTAAAGCCCTACGGCTACGAGATGCTTTCCGATACCTTTCCACCCGAAGGCACCCCCCAGATCTACGATCATATAAAGTACGGCGGCAGGGACGACCAATGGTACGCCAAGCCAGTCCTTTTCAGCCCCAAGCGGGTTGCCTCTATCAGTTTCAGTATGGGAGCCCATTCTGTTGAGGCTACGGGCCTAAAGAACCGACCGATAGCAAACCCTCGCGCAGCCCATTATCCGGCCTGCCTGATGCTGCATTTCCACCATATCGGAGGCTTGGAGCGGGTTGCTAGGCGCTACGACGAAAACCTAGCCAGGCGGTCTGATTTCAATCGCCGCCACCGCTACGGCAATTTTGAACCTGGCATCAAGCACGCCACCGACAAAAAAGCCCGAGCCATGCAATCCTATGGCCGGGTTATCGCTTAGCCTTAGTCGCCCTCTTGGGCAGCTTGTGGATCTTCTGGTGAAACTCCTTCATCCAGCGGGCAAAGATCTCAGGATGCTTTGACGCCATAAACTTAGCCTGCGCCTGTGATTTGAAGGGCATGGCTATTGCTTAGACATTTCTTGGAGCAATCTCATTTTTTCTTCCGTGGATTGGGCTCCAAGTAAGACTTTCATTTCAAGTGAAGAAGTTTTCTTAATCACATCTGGAATCTTATCAGTCAGGTACGATGAAAGATATGGCTTATTCAAAAGGAGCTGCCTCTCGGACTCCGTAAATTTATCACCCGCTTGAAGTTTTTTGATCATCTCTTGTCCAATCAACCTCAGTTGCGCGTGCTCTTTAATCACTTCAGCGGAAACTTCACGCATACGATCGGTATATCCCCTGTTTGATATGTTTACCCATCTCCCCAAGAGGTTGCTGACAAATGGCATTTTTAAGAATTCCTCCAATTTGCCCTTAGGCATTTCGTACATATTTTCTGTTCCGAATTTGGTCAGAATACCTCCCCCCATTTGATTAGCTGAATATCGAGCAAGCTGACTCGTTCCTTCACCGGCTTGAAAAGCATCAGCAGGAATGATTGGAGACCCAGTGTACCCAATAGGATTTTTTCCGTTTACCTTAAAGTCCCACCAGTTTTTTGCAGTATCTAGCAATGGGTTTAACCCTGGCACGGAACCGCCCAAGTAAGAAATTGATGCCTGTATCTGCGCGTCTTTGTTTAGGGTATTCCTAAGAATTGCGTTCTGGATTCTTTCCCCTTCCTCAAGCGGAAGCCTGATGTAAAAAACCTTTTTTTCTGATTTATTGGCCCAGAACAAAGGGATGCAGTGATAATTGATTTTATCGTATTCAGGGATTGATTGAATCATCTCTGAAAGTTCTTTCGCGTCTTCCGGCTGAATGAACTCATCCAGCTTTCTATTCTCCAGCATCCATAGAACAGTAGATGGGAGCGCCACTGTTGCGGCAAACAACTCGGCCATTACCAATGGATTTCTCCCCCAGGCGCGTTTTTCAGATCTCCACCCTTCTTTCCAAGGGCCATAGAACAATGCAAAGAAATCCACGATTGGAGCAAGACGGCCCTTTTGCAGGAAGTTAGGAGATCCAGCCGCTTCGTGGATCAGTCTTTGCTTCATTACCTCTGGCATGGATACCCACGGAATATCTGGTCTTGGAGGTTCAGCCCCGAAAAGTTCATCAAGGTGCATCATGCCCATTACCTTGGTCGTTCTTTCCAAGATTTGGCCCTGATGCTTGTACCATTGCCATAGCTTCAGGATCTTTTTTGAGGCGTTAAGATTTTCATCTGCCCATGAAGAAGGGGTAATTCCAAATTCAAGAAACATCCTTTCGGAAGCGTCGTCTGATTTGTTGAATCCTTTTGATTCAGCTCTGCTTATGACCATTTGCCTGCGTAGAACTTCATCGGCAAGATCATCATGTATTCCCTTAAAGGTTGAGATAGATGCGGTTCTTGCCCTAAGGAAATTTTTAAGAAAAGCCCCCTTACCGAATACCAAGGATGTGCCAGGCATTTTCCTGTAAAAGGATTTAAGGTCTCGAAAAACAGCTACCGGCCAAAATCCGTAATTCAACTCAGTGTAAATTCCCTTAACTGGATTGAGAACTTTCATTGCCGAATTAATCAAAAATGATTCAATCGGAGAAAGTTTTTCAAATGCTTCAGAAATTGCGCGTGGAACGTAATAGGACTGAACTTTTCCGCCCTCAAGGAATGTAATCGTGCCAATTCTGTTAGAGAAAATTTCTACGGGCGCGTTCCTAAACCCGTTATATTTCATCTCGGCTTCCTTGATCATTGGATCATTTGAATTTACGAGAAAATCAATGATCCCCTTCTTCGCCTGATTCTCGTGAATCATTGAAATCAATGACAGGGCCTTTTGAGCAGTTGCGGTAGCCGGGTTTTTAATTTCACCGAGATACCCAACTTGCTTGTAAATTTTAGATGTTACCTGGTTTCCGTAACGATTCCTGATTAAGCCTTCGATTGAATTTGGATCAATTCCTCCCCGAGTTGGAGCTGATGCCATTGTCGCGTAAAAAGATTTTTCAGCAATTTGATCAAGAAGATCTTTAGAGATGATGTTGGCCTTAGATAAAGGTATGATTACGAAATCATAGTATATCTTTCTGAAATTTTTCTGAGCCTGCTCTAATGCCGCGAATCTTTTTTCGCCAAACTGACCACGCATTTCAGCAAGTCTTTCAGTCGAAGCCTTTGCGTTAAATCCAAGCGAACTAGCAATGTCTGCACGGTTATGAATAACGTGCTGATGAAACATATACTCGCCTAGATCAACCCAAGTCAGGTTGTTCTCAAAAATAGGCTTAAGGACTTCTATGTTTAATTTCCGCAAAAATGCCTCATGCGATGTACTGCGGTACAAATAGTCCTCAATAGCCTTTTCCGTTTTTGACGCATCAATTTCTGGCGATTGCTTAATTCTGCGATAAATAGGTCCAAATGTTCGATCGAAAGTTAGGCGAACGGCATCAATTTTTTCCTGAAAGGGAATAGAAGCAGACAACTCATCCTGCTTGAGTCCCTCGGTGTCGGCACGCTGCCAGCTTTCTCTGAGATTGATTACTCGATCTCTGTAGATCCGGCCGCTCTTAATGTCATCCTGGATTGCTTCATAGATCTTTTTTACCTCTGGCTTTTGACCAAGGTAATTAAAGAACGCTTCCCAGAATTTAGGCGCACGTTTCTCTACCGCGATTGGATTGTTGAGAAGAATCGAAAGGGCTTCTGCATACATTTCAGAAGATTTCTCAAAATACGGCTCCATTTTATCTGTCCCGCGCCACCATGAAATAATCTGACGCAACTCTTCCTGCATGACTTCAAGATCAAATAGGCGGCGCTTGCGGATCTCTTCCTTAAGGAGTTCTGCGTAATACTCCTGCTCGCTCTTGGTAAGGTTGGGGAGCTTGTCCCGATTGAACACGAACCAATCGGCTATTTTGCCGCGCATAGCTGCCTTAACCAGGATCTTCTTTTGATCGGCTGTCAGCTTTGCCACATAGTCGTAAAGACCTGGATCTTTATCTCTTGCGCTAGTGCTTTGCCAGATTTCAAGAATCTCCTCTGGGGTAACGCCTGGATTTTCCCCTGCACCGCCAGCCGCATCTAGTTCATTTTGAGCTAGTTTCTTTGCCTCACGATGCAGTCTAGCCCTGTCCTTATCGGTAAGTGCTCCAGGCGCACCTGGCTTTTCAGGAAGAATACTTTTGGTGTACTTCTTTAGACTAGCAATGCGACCAAACAGATTGCCTCTGCCACTGATCATCTTGTCGGGAAGCCAATCAACCCAATGAGCAATTTCATGGGCCAACACTTTGCTTGCCAGCTTTGGGTTTTCTTTAAGCGCCTTCTCGAAAGCGGCAGCCAGCAAGTCCTCGTATTTATCTTGAGCCACCTGCTTTTCATCAATCGAAGGATCAATATCCTTCATGGTTTTTGCATACTCAATAGCCTCTTGCCGCATGGCATCCTTTTCCTGAGCGGTAATTAAATTAAAAATATCCGCCCTGAGTTCAATTCGGGCGGTTCCCTTAGGACCATCCGTGTGAACAAAAACGCCAAGTGCTCTTCCGTGAAGGGCTCTGATTTGTTCCGCAATTTTCGGATAACTTCCGCCAGAGATGCTTTTGGCAAATTGAACAAGCTCTGGGAGCTCTATTGGGAAAACGCTTAAATCCCGATCGTCTGCTGGATGCGTCCTGCTGCGAGGAGTTCCAAGATCTCCTCCAGCACCGGCCCCAGGAGCAGCCTCCGAGTAGCCTTCCGTGCCTGGAATGGTTCCCTGATTTGCCTCAAGGGTGCGACGGCGTTCATCAGCCGCCAACTTCTCTTTAAGAAGCTCCGCAGGATCTTTCATCTCCGTCCCCGCAAGGTTGAACGGCATTTCCTCTGCGCCAAACATTTCTCCACCTTTTGCTGGCTCAGGGGCTTCCTCTCCAAAGAAATCAACTTCAGCCGCTCTTTTTAAGCTGCCTTTATCTGGAGTAATTTCCGATCCAGAAGGAAGTTTCTGGATTCCGTATTTATCTCCGTCTCGCACGGTCACTTCGTTCGTGTCTGGATCAATACTGATTACTTCAAAATCGTGACCGTTTACCTTAAAGCCCTCGGAAACCTTTAGTGAATCAACCTGAACTGGTGACTCAATTTCATCGGCGTTTCGTCCCTTTGCCTCAATCGCGTCTTTGGAAAATTCATCATCTTGTTTCTGCTGAACCTTTTGAGACTTTTGGGATAAAGCAGATTTCTTCCTGTATTCTACGGCTTTATCAATAGCACGGTACAGATCATCGACTGTTTCAAATTTATACCCCATCCCGTTTAGTTCCTGAACTAATTGGTCGATTGGTTGAGCGCCCTTTCTGACAAGAAGCCTGGCGGTTCCCTTTCCAAAGACTTCCTTGAATCCGTCGTATTCCCCTTGAGACGTTTTACCGGCAGGGCTGACGCCGCCTGATTCATCAATCACGTTTAGGATGTCAGAATTTCCATCTGGAAGATCTCCAATCTTTAATTTCTTTCCTGTCTTTTGCTTAGACAGCATATCCGACAAATTCTTTTTCTCCTCTGCAATTTGATCGTAAACGGCATTTGCTTGATCTGGATTTGATTGAGCCAACGCATCTGCGCGTTTAGTCAAATTGCCAATCAGCTTTCGTTGCGTAGAAATTTGTTTTTTGGAAAATGTTTCAACTTTTTCCTGAACCGCAGGCTTTTCTTCATCTACTTTTGGAGCTTCCGCAGGAACTTCAGCCATTGGCTTTGTTTCTGGAGCATTTACGTCAGCAGGAGGAAGGATTTCCTCGGCAGGACTAGGAGCAGGAGCAATAGCAGGCGGCTCGGAAACTTTTGCCAAATCCGTTACGGGTGAAATTGACGCTGCCTGAGCCGAAGCGGGCGCAGGCACAATTTCATCGGCAGGCTTTGGGGCTACGGCAACTTCCGTCGTAGCTGGAACTTCAACAATTTCTGTTGGAGCGGTTGCGACTGGAACTTCTGCTGCCTCAGGTGCCTTTGGAGCTTCTGCCGGGGCTTCAATAAGTTTTGGCGTTGATACCGTTTCTTCTGCCGCAACTTTAGGAGTAACGGTGCGGGCCGTACCATCTACCGGCCTAGGAGTTTTAGCGTGAAGATCTTTGAGGTAATTAATTAACTGCTCATCGGTTCCCTCAAACTTTAGTGAGTCTCGCGCCGCGCCAAGGATTTTTGATTTTGTGTAACTACGGGCTGCGATTCCTAGGACCGAAGAGAAGATAGCCGCTTCAATTCCGTTGAGAACGTAGCTATCTGGCTTACCAGCCAATGAAGCAATAATGCCTGGGGCTTCCTTGGCATACGAAGCTCCAACAGCGGCATCAAGAGCTGCTCCAGCCGCAATGCCAGTTTTACTAAAAAGAGATATACCGGCAGATTCCAACGCAGATGCCCCAGCCAATCCAAGACCAGTTGCGGCAAGTCCTGCGCCAGCCGCCCTAGAAAAACCCAATTCTGGATAAGCAATCTGAAGCAAATCTTGGTTTTCGGGACTTAATCCAGCCAAAGGATTTGGCATTTTCTCGGGCATACCGGCACCCATTGATGCCTGCCTTTTTTGCTTCATTAATTGCGCCTGCTCTTTTTGCTTATCAGTCAGCAAATTATTTTCAACAAATTCACCTGCTCTCATTATTGGCCCAAGAGCGCCGCCAGCACCAAGAGCAGAAGTGGCGACCAATGGAGCATAATCTCCTTCTGGAAGAACTGCTTTGTCCGTAAGGATTTTTTGAGCCCGACTAGACCAATCCGTATATTTGCCTGGGACGTAATCCCTAACTATTGGAGAAAGTTTAAGGATAGCTGCTTCATCAAATCCAGATGGATCTATTTTGCCTGCCTGCACTCCCGAAATAAACCTTTCGGTCATCGGGTCCATGATTGGACGAGTAGGCTTTTTGGTGTCGGTAAAAGTTTCCGACGTAATTGAAAGCGGAGCGCCAGGCTTAATCGTAATTCCCCGGCTAGTTTTTGGCGCTTCTCCTGTCTCAACCTTGAATGAGCTTCCGTATTTTTCGTTGAAGCGACTATTGAAGTCCTCCCTTAAGGCATCCTGTTTTTCAGGATTTAGCTTTTGGTAGATGCCTAACTTTTCTGGGTCTAGACTAATTAACGCAGAAAATGCCTTGTCTCTAAATTCCGCCTTGCCGACTGGATCAAGACTCTTGAAACGATCGTCCTCTATGAGGCTTGAGAAATTATCGAGTGTTTGGCTCACGGTCCAAACATTGCATCACCAAGTGCTTTGGTCGAGGCATCATTTGGGTTTTCAGGCAAAGGAGTTGGCGCGACCCCAGCCCTACCGCCTCCAACTCCAGCCCTGCCTCTGCCTTGAGGTGCGGGTGCAGGGGGGGGCGCGGGGTTTCTACCGCCACCGCCCTGAAGGGCTGCAACAGTTTCGGCAAGTGTTGGAGCCACTTTGTTCAGCTTATCAATTCTAGCTCGATAGATTGCCTCATTTTCGGGATTATTATCCACGATAGCTTGATTCATTAATTCTATTAAATTCTGAATTTCAAACTGACGAGCAGCGGGCACGTTGCTGTTCTTTTTAAGTTGAGCATCATAAAACGCAACGCCTTCAGCATCGCCTGCGTCGGCAGCGCGTTTTCTTGCATCAACCAACTTTTGAGTTTGAGTTAAAGCCCTTGCGTTCATTCCTTCTTGGCGAGCTTTTTCAAGTTCAATTTGTTGATTCCTGAGTAATGCAGATTCTTTTGCCTTAAACTCATTGGCCGCTTCAGCCATCTGCTGCTTAAGTAGATCGCTCTCTTCCCTTGCGGTAATCCTATCGTTCAAGAGATCCAAATTATGCTGATAAGTAGAATCTGAAGTATGGGCGGTTGCCCAGGTCTTGATTTCGTCACCAATTCCAACAACCGATGAATATCTTGCGGCTCTTGATAAAATTTGACGCTGACTTTGCATCCGCATTTTTGCGTCAGGCTCAGCAAGAGAATCATTCCATTCTTTTCTCAGGCCAGGCATATCGTTGTTAGCCATGCCAAACATTTCATGCGCCTGCTTATCTCCCTCCAAATCGTTATTAAATTTAGATAAAGCTGCCGCCTGTTTTGCGGCATTTACTGGAGCCATGATCTGATCCTCGATTTGCTTCTGCTGGAACTCGTATTCAGCTCGGCGCTGCGTAGCAGCACGATCCATCAAGGACGCAGACTGCGACCATCCTGCACCCTGCTGGTCAAATGAAGCAAATTCAGGCATGGTTAAAATTATTTCTGACCAGCGGGAACAAGTTTACCGTTTACCATTTGATACCCAGGAAGTGCGTTATCCTCAAATGGATTCGACTGCGGGGTTTTCTGAATCTTGCCAAGATTCCCAGCCAAAGAAGAAAGCGCATCCCAAGTGTTCTGAGCATTGTAATTCTGTGCGCTCGTTTGCGCCGCCAGATTACTTTGTTGAGCGCCCTGACGAAACAAGTTATTCTGCTGGGTGGTCTGGGCCTGCTGGCCGGGAGTCGTGTAAAACGAAATCGGGCTCATCGGATTCACCTTTGGGGCAATGCCTGCAAGCATACTAGTGATGCCCTGAGCCGAAGAGATGTTCTGCTGACCGTACTGAAGGGAATTTACGCCAAGGTCACGGAGCAGAGAAAAATCATTAAACTGACCACCCGTTCCGCGCTGAACTCCACGCTCTGCGGCAATGCGGGAAAGGTTAGCCTGAACGTCGCTAGGAATGTCGTAGGGGTTGGCGAGTTGCCGCTGCGCCGTCTCGGACAATTTGCCCGTCAGCTTGCCGTAGCCAGGCATCGCTTTTTCCATCAAGGAAAGCGCCTGCTGCTGATCAAAAGCATTTGTGCTGGAAATCAGTTTCTGAATGTCAGCCTGATTCGCCAGATTGCCTTGAAGAGATTTTTTTTGCTCGGCGGCAAGATCCAACGGTTCAACAGGAACAGACGTATCGGCTTTCTTTTTAGGCCCAAAGAAGCCACCAAGAATTCCACCCAGTACGCTGCCGACGCCACCGCCACTTTGAAAACCTAGGTTAGCGCCTTGTGCTGCCGTTGATAGAGAAAAGGCCATTGTTCAGAGCTTCCAGATGCAATGCAGGAAGGTTGTGGGTTGCATATTCGGATGGGCTTCATCGGTGCCAGTAGAGCCAGAAGCAACCGAAGAGTAACTAGCAATGATGCCACCGGGGTTAGATACGTTGCCATCAGCCATAATGCGGGCAGCACCTGCGACAGTATGGGTATGGGCTGCAAGCTGTGCTTCAGTCAGGACAACTGCCTCAGAGCCTACTTCCTCGGCCAACGTGCGCTCCGTGAGGCCCGACCCGGTTCCGGTGCCACCAAGCACCCGGCCTGCACCCGGCGTCCACTCAGCCCAGCCAGGATTGGCCGTTAAGACCTGTGCCATGCTTGGATCAGCAATGCCGTTGCCACCATTGTAGCAGCTTCGGACAAACTTCACATCGCCTGGGCAACCAGTAACCGTTCGCCAGATGCCTCGGTCAAAGACCAACTGGGTTTTGATGTCGGTATCAAAATACTGCTGGCCCTGAACCCCTGCTGGGCGGTGGGCGGTATCTCCGCTGACAACATCTACTGGCATCTGCTCCCACTCCGTACCATTCCAAGAAAACCAACCAATCGGGACACCATTGTTATCGGTCCTAAACCAAGGGTTGTCACGATCGTTGATGCCGGGGGTATTCGGCCCAAAATTGATAGGGATATAGCCAGCGCCACCCGAAATCGCCATGTACTCGGCAATCAGGTCCAGAAGTCCTTGAACGGAGCCGGGGAATTGCGTTCCGCCTGGAACTGTACCGGCTACGTTTACTAGATCTAGGCTCATGGAAGAATTGAGTAAGTCACTTGGTTATCTATGATTTCGTATTGAACGCACTCGCTATCCAAGTCGCTGATATTTGAAAACCGCTTTTCAGAAAGCTCGGAAGCCCATACGTCTAAGCGATCCAGCAACATATTGCCTTCCCAGACAAGGCGAATCTGAAAGTCATAGCCTACCGTCGTGTGTAATTTCGTTATAGGATCTACGGTGCTAGGAAATGTGAAGCTCCTGATTTTGCTTCTCTGCTGAGAAGAAAGGTTCTTCCAAGAGTGCGGACTACTGGTGGTCCCATCGGACATCAAGGCGCAGAAATCGACCGTATCGCACAAGATCCATTGAGTTGAATTGCCGACCCGCCAGTACAGAGACACTTCAACATCTCCTTCAATGTCCGTAGGATAGATGTCTGCACGGGTAATGCGCTTTAACTGGCTAGGCTTGTCCATCCCAAAGCGGCGGAACTCGATCTCTGACTTGATCCGGCGTGGAACATTTACCGCAGTCGTTCCATCGGAGATCTGGTAGGAGTCTTGGCGTTGGTTCGTAGTGAACTCCCAGAGGCGGTTATGCCCATCGTCATCAGACGAAATAGCAAACGCCCGCTCTTGGTCATTGAACGTACCCTTAACCATTCGGACAAAATTCACCCCGCTCCATGCGCCATCGTATGCAGGAGGTGCTTTCGATCGCATGGTCGCAAGCGGAGCAGCATCCAGTGAGATCAGATTCTTGAACCCAATAACACCATTCTCCATCAAGAACGGAGAAGCCGTAAAGATGATGCGGTTGTTGAAATAGAGCCCACTGGTCTGACTGAGCCAGGCTTCAGTCTCGTAATTGACAATGCGCGAAACTTCGCGGGACTGAGAGGAGTTACCCGGCGACTCTTGATCCGATGCCGCTGCACGCAAAGAACGGATGCTCCCACGGGCATCCCTCCACCAGAGATCTTGATTCACTCGCGTCACACCCATCTGGGATGCAGACCCGATGTTATCCAGTACAATGATCTGAAAGCCTGGGATCGTGCTCCATAAATCTCGCTGCGTGATTTCAAGGCGAAGCGAATCAGTGAACCGCTTGCCAAAAACCATCAAACTACCGTAGCCGGTAGCCGTATCGTTTGAAGGAATGAACGCCAACGCGCTGATCTCTTGCGCGTAGAAGAACGCACCGCCGTTTGAGAGGTATCCGGTCTCAGTGAACAGAAGCTCGCTTCCTACGCCGTCAGTGATGTCACCAACCACAAGGTTATGGCCATCTGTGGCAACAGCAAGACGACCGTTCCCGTAAGCCATCTGACGGCCAATAGGAACCTCATGGTTAAAGATATTCGATCGCCGGATATTTCCGCCGTCGTAAATAATAGGAGCAGATTGACCATCTTGAATCACGAAAAACCCGCTCGTTTCCTGCATCCAAGCAGTTGGCAAGATCTCCGAATTGTAGAACGGAAGCGGTAGAAGCATATCCGAGAACGTGTTTCCGTTCATCGTGATCCGGTATGGCTTACCGCCGATCATAAATACCATCTCTCCATTTCCCTGACTGAAATAGCCCGCCCCCTGAACCCGACCATCTGGCAGCAAAAGACGCTGAACAATGCCTGTGCGAGTCCTTGGCTTTCCCTCACGAACGGTAGCGTTCAAGCCCCAGGCGATCTGCGATTGCCCGATCATGTCGGGCCGGACGGCGGAATTTACTCCGTCGATGCAAATGCCCTGAGTTGTGCCGATCCATTCATTCATGTGGGGAACATGATCTTGTTAAGAGCATTTCTGCGCTTCGCGCAACCGGATTCGGGCTTCAGCTCTCCGCGCTCATCAATACAGCTAAGATTCATGGCCTTGGCGATAGGTTTAGCCATCCTCTCAATTAGACTACCTATGAGAGCAGAATCGACCGAAGGCCACGATCCAGTCGGGCATACGAAACTTGAATCCGATAGCTTAGGCATCGGGTTGCATTTTGTATTACACGCCATGCAAGCCCGATGCCTAATTGGGATTAGGGCTAAATTAACCCTCAGACTTCGATCAGGCCGGTTAATCTTGGCCCCTGCTTGATTGCCGCCAAGTGCGCCCGAACGTAAGGAATCTTGTTCTCCTGATGCCATTGTGAAGGAAAGTAAGTCACCAAGCGGACGGCTTGGAACTTGGCATTGATGCCAAGATGACGGATGTATCGCTGCTGTTGCTCCCGAGTGTAGTACCAGAATGAATTTTCGTTCCAGAATGAAACATGGGATGGATCTTGGAAGGCACCTCTACCATCGGTGGATGGAACTTCAATTAGGAAAAGACCGCCATGAGCCAGGCAACGGTACGCCTCGTTCATCACATGGATCTGATCCTTAACGTGCTCAATAAAATCATGGGCTCGAAAAACAGCCACCGAATCATCTTTGAACGGCCATTTTTGGTTCAGGTCGGCGTTTACTTCGGCATCGTGAACATCAACCGATGTCCATCCAGCCGGGCATGAAATGCCGCCACCAAGATCGTAGCACCCAAGCGACTTGCTTCGACCATACGCCAAAGCCATGTCGTGAATGTTGGCGTCGTGCATTTGCAGGCACGTTATCTGGATCTCCTGGTTGTTCTTGAGCCAAGTGTTTTGGCCGTGAATCCGATACTTATACAGGCACTCAGGAATGTAGTGGAATCCATTCGGAGCCATCTTGTAGAGACGCGACATTAGATCCTGATCATCGCAAATTTTCTGCGAAGCGTTGTGGCCGTTTGCCATAACGTAGGCCGTCATGTTCCAAGCCCGAACGTGATCCGGCGCATACCAGATCCGAGACACGTTCTGAGGAAGCAAGGCCGGTGATTCATGCACGAAAACATTTTCGTCTTTTTCCCCGTGAAATACGGAAGCCTTAACCTTCCACCCGTAATCAGCACCGTACTTCTCAAACGACCCGTCGGACCTCACATGGGCCGTATCTGAATAAACGAAAATAGCTTTTGTTTCTTCAAAAGCCTTCAGGACTTTTTCCAAGCAGTCCCGGCTGAGTTCATCATCGTGATCAAACTCAACGCAGTACGGGCTTGTGACATAGGTGCAGGCTTCGCGCTTGAGCGCACCTACGTTAGGAATTCCAACCTGCGTAGGAACGCACTTGATCCGAGGATCATCAGATTCCTCAAACACATTGCCGTTCCACAACACAATCCATTCCCAATCTGAAAGAGTCTGCCGAAGCATACTCTGCTTTGCTTTGTTGTACCACTCAACGGAGTTGGTGGGGGTGATAACGCTGATTTTAGCCATAAAATTTTATCCAAATGGGTCCCAATCAGAGCCTGGATCGCCTATGTCGCCATCGTATCCAGGATCGCCAAAATCTCCCATTGGTCCATCTACACCGGGATCTCCTTGATAGCCCTCTTCGCCTTGAGGTCCATCAAAACCTTGCGGTCCTTGCGGTCCATTTGGACCAGTAAACCCCTGTGGCCCTTCTTCGCCTTGAAACCCTTGTGGGCCTTCCGATCCTTGAGACCCTTGAGATCCTTGCGGACCTTGAGACCCCTGGGAGCCCTGAGATCCTTGCGGGCCTTGAGATCCTGCCGTTCCTGCAATTCCCTGCGGTCCTTGTGGCCCACGGCTTCCTTGGGCTCCTGCAATGCCTGGAGAGCCACTAGTCCCAGACGGACGAAGAGGTGCCTGCGACACCCATGCTTTATCGGCATCTCTCCAGACAATCAAAAATCCGTCCTCAACATTTTGACCGCCTAGAATATCCTTGGGCGAAATCTCATGCGCGATCGGCGGGAACAACAAAGGCTTTAACAGGATTCCATCCCAAGGAACGATCGTAGCATAATCTGTTATCCTGCTCATTTTTTATGGGCATCCTGATGGAGGAGGACACGAAGGAATTCCCTGTATGTAACAGCCATAATCAAAATAGTATTTTTGGCCGTCATTACTTCCCGTATCATATTGAGGACTAGTTGCTATTCCGTAATCAACTCCATCTTGCCATCCGGTGCATTGATACGCGCAAGACGAAGGATTTCCTGCATCTCCTTGGTATCCTTGCGGGCCTTGCACGCCCTGAGGCCCTTGCTCGCCCTGAGGACCAGAATCGCCCTGCGGACCAGTATCTCCAATATGACCTTGGTATCCTTGCACACCTTGAGGGCCAGAAGGCCCCTGATTGCCTTGCGGACCTCTGCCTCCAGGAGTTCCTGGAGTACCTTTAATTCCTTGGATTCCCAGCAATCCGGCTAACCCTTGAATTCCTATTTGGCCAAGCAAACCGATAAATCCTTGCGGACCCTGACCGCCATCAACTCCTCGCGGTCCTTGTGGTCCTTGAGTTCCCTGCGGGCCTTGAGCCCCAGAAGGACCATCAGATCCAGAAGTTCCTGAAGGCTGGGTAAAAGGCAGGAACGTATTAGTGTATGGGTTCCAAGCGATCGTCTGATTGTTCGATCCTCCTGTTTGCAGGAAATCTGAAAGCGGGTGCTTGTGGAGCTCTGGAGGAAATTCAGAAGGCTTCCCGAAAATAAAGCGCCACGGCGCAGTAGATGCAAAATCTGATGTTCTCATCCAGGACAACCATGCAACTCAATCATAGTCCAATTCCATCCCTGAGCGTACGCAATCGTTCCTCCGCAATCATAGCCGACCGCAAATATATCTTCGTATGTAGCCGTGCAATATCCGTCATGCCCTTGCGCTCCTTGAGATCCCTCAAATCCCTGATTACCCGGTGGTCCTTGATTTCCGTACACACCTTGCGGGCCTTGGCGACCAAGCAATCCAAGAGCCCCAAGCAAACCCTGCAATCCCTGTATGCCATCAATACCTTTAGGTCCATCAGCTCCCGGTGAGCCGGGAAATCCAGGTGGCCCCGGTGGGCCTTCAAACCCCTGAGGACCATTAGGACCAATAAAGCCTTGCGGCCCTTGCGGTCCCTGACTGCCGGGACCACCAGACCCACCTTGCGGACCCTGGTATCCCTGCGATCCTTGGCTTCCTTGCGGACCTTGCGCCCCATCAGGACCGGGAGTGCCTTGCGGCATATCGGCTACCGCGAATTCATTCTTCACCGCCGACCACCTCAGAGTCTGGTAGCCGCTCGCCCCATCACGCGCAATATCCGTGATCAGGTGCTTGTGTGGCTCAGGCGGAAACAACGTCGGCCTTCCAAAAATTGTGTCCCATTGGGTACTCGACGCAAAATCTACTGTTCTGCCAGACATAGCTCATCGGAGCGCCGGAATGTCTGAGCCCACCGCAAACCCGCGCTGGAAAGTAAGGCCAGGCAGACGGCTCTTGCCACGGTAGGAGTTCGCTTCCTTTACCATCAGGTCCACCGCCGTCTGCTTGTGAGCCGCGTAGCTCTGCATATCGTCCGAGTCGCGCTTGTACTGGGCAATCACCATCTCCGACAAAGCAGGCAAGTTTGAGATCAGCAGCAAATCAGTATCCTCGCGGACCTTAACATACCGCTTCCGGCACCGCGCCTGAATCACCCGCAGAGGAGAATCGGTAGGAGCCGTAAGGTCGTTGAGCCACTGGCTGAAGTAATGATGGTACGATGGGGTCGTGTCGTATGGCGCGTAGTTCGACAGCTCTACTTCGATCGAGCCGTTCCACGCCGTCAGCCGAATGTAACCGTTCGTCTCGGGCTTCGTGAACGCCGTGATCGAGGCAAATTCCTTGGTCGATTGAACGTAGGCTTCGTCAGCGTCCAAAGCAATCTGCTCACCATTGATCCAAACAGAATCAACCTCGGTGCGGATAATCTCACCGTTCTCATCCGTACCCTGGATCGTGCAGTAGGGAGGAGTCGCACCCTCGGACACAGCCGTATATACCCGCAAGTACCACGGACCTGCAATCACAGGAACCTCAACCTTCACCGGGTGCTCGCCACGATCGAGAATCATCCCGTCATCCGTCCACCAGCGCCCGAAGCCCTGCTGATCCTCGCGGGTGCCAGGCCCATAGGCAACGAACTGATACCACGGGCTCGCAATCGTCTGGGGACGACCACGCACATTGATCTGCATCAGCCGATCGAGGAATGAAGGCAGCACCACCATGCCGTCCTCAGCCACGATATGCCAGCGATCAACGATATTCGGGAACTCACCCTCGTTCATCAATTCCTGAACGGCACGATTGATACGGCCCACAACCGCATCATCCGTAACGGTCATACCTGAATCACCGCAAATGCGGGCAACTTCAGGCCGGGCCTGACCAAGAGTGAGCTGGATCATGGGGGGTTTTTAGGGAGGGTTGCCCTTAACGTCAATTCGCTTCTGTCGAAACGAACCAAACCCAAAGTTGTCGCTATACATCTCCGCATGACCCTTCAGGCGATATAGTGCCTTGTTCGCCGCACTAATCGTCTCGTCAGCCATTAGCGGATTCTTTGCCCGCCTGCTTGTAACTGCAAACCCACCCGGCAGGCAGGTGCGCTTCTGCGCCCCAATCATCTCAGGCTTCTTTTTCTTTTTGAA